TGGCTAGACAAAACTAGCCAAAATCTAATTTCGCTTCAATTAAAGACTAGCTTTAACGTCAGCTTCAGAAACATCAATAATGTCAGAAGGGGTAGCATCAATACTTCCATCCCAACGGTTCTCAGCACATTTAATATTCTTAAATACACCTACGCCTTGACCTTCATGAGCTACAGCAAAACCATAACGCTCGCGGATCTTAACCTTAACAGTCTCAGTAGTCTCGTCGCGCCACTCAACAGTAGTAGCATCCTCGTCTACAAGATGGAAACCAACGTTACCGCTTGAAAGAAGGAAGATGTCACCAGTCTCTGACTCAGGATCGTAAGGACAAAGAGGCGAAACAATAATTTGGAAGTTGAATGGGAAATAACTTGGAAGCCTAGGAGCAGAAGTCATTTGTTGGCTGCGCTCTAATACTGAAGTAACAGTACCAGCTGCAGAACCACCAGCAGTGCCAGTGCCTCTAGGGTTTACAACCTTAGTTCCGGTACTAGGTCCACGAGCACCTAGAGCACCATTGCTATATGGGTCGCGAGGGCCTGGATCTCCAGTATAAGGATTGAAGATTGAACCACCACCATGAGCAAGCATCATAGTGCGAAGTACTGGATCTTGAATAAACTTATAGTAGAACAATGGGTGCATAAGCATAGTGTCAGGAGTAAACCCTTCTTCACTCATATGCGCCATAGCTCTCATAAGATTTTCCATAGTAAGAGAACCGTTACCCTTAAGTTGAGAACCCTTGGTAAGGTCCGCTGGATCAACTAGCTCAAGTCCACGACCAGTAGTTACACCGTAAATAGATTGCGCAGGATTAAGGTTGTCAAAAAGAGTAGTTCCAAGTTGCTTAAGGAAAGCTACTGCTTTTTGCTCCTTGTGACGTACAAGCGCATTGCCCATAAGCTCAAGGTTCTTAGCCATGATGTCAAAAGTACTATAACGAAGCGCTTCATCAGTAAAGGAAGCAGCAATACCACTCTTACCAATGAAAGCTGTTGAAACAGCGCCACCCATTTGGAAGTTAACCTCAGGGTAAGTACCTGACTCTTGAACATCGCCAGCATAAACAGCACCCATCGCACCAGCGAGGATTTGAGTGTTTAGGCCTTTAGCTTGAACGCGAGTAAAGAGTGGAGTGATAACCATGCGTGGCTCTACAGGCTCACGGATGAGAATCTCCATTGATTCTTGCAATAGAGGTGTAATCTCTGAAGAAGAGATTGCATCTCTATACTTCGGAGACAATACGTTTGCTACATTCTCCCAAGGTACTACAACCTCAGAGTCAGGAAGCGCGCCTCTATTTCTAATCATGTCTGCCATATAACGTGCAGCATGCTTTCTATTACTAGGAAGACTTAATTCAGTTCCGTCTGTAAATTTAATTTCCATTTTATCTATCCTTTTTAAATCTAATTATTTGATCTTAACGTTGATGATAGCAATTTCATCAGCAATTCGATCATCAGCCATAGGTGAAAGAGTAATCAAATCTGAGAAACCTTTAGTAGCTGAACCAGGCATTTTAGCGTCTGCACCGAATTCAGAACCCTTCCAACCAGTCTTAACACGCTCAAGAAGACCACGAGGCTCCTTCTGCAGCTCATAAACACGACCAACAGTATAATCTTCACGTTGCTGAAGTAAAGCTAAAACAGCAGCAGAGTCAGCTGAGTCATCGCCAGTAAGATCAACGCTGTTACTTCTAACCTTAAAGTTAGAGTGTGCATCAAAAGTAACAAAGTCACCAGGACGTGCATCACCAACAAGGTGCATCATCTTGCTGTCATCGCTAGCGCCCGCGCTGTAATCATAAACATGAATTTTATCGCCAGCTGCCATTGCCTGTCCATCGCTACCTACTGGTGAATCGTCTGCTGCTGCTGTAGCTTTGAAAAACAACATATTTCCAGCATCTGCATCAAGATACCAATCGCCGTCTTTTGAAAGCAATTCAATTGAAGATCGTTCGCGACCAACCCATCCAGTAAAAGTAACTGGAGTTCGTGATGTATTGTTAGCAAGCTTACCCATAAGTAGTGGCCATACTAGAACATCGTCGGCATTGATTAGGTGCTTGTACCTTACTAAAGAGTCAGCTGGTACAGTATCATCGATACCTACGCTTACTCCAGCAGCTCCAGCTCCACCACCAGCCACAAGTACTGTTAAATCAGTATCAGCAGCATCACAAACGTGAGCTACACGCATTTGAACATCACTGAAGAACTGAATTAAGTGTTGCTTCTGATAGTTAGTAAAGTGAAGGTTAGCAGGATCATCACCAGCCCAAACATATACATCATAAGCAGCAACACCAACAGGTGCAGAAATGAACTCACGAACAAACTTTCTAGCTCCAGTATCATCATTACCGTCAGTTGGACCAGTTGCACCTGGCATCCAACCGTTAGCAATTACTGCATTGCAGAATTCCTCCAAGGTGTAAGACACTGCACCAGCGACGAAGTCACCAGTGACAATATCTACTACGCGGGCAGCTTTATCAGTTAAAGTGTATGTTAAGAATGCTGCGTCTGCGTCTGTAGCTTCTGCAAGGCGAATAAGCCCAGAAGGAACAATACGGCCAGAAGCATCAAAAGATACTACCTTGCCAGAACTAATAGTAAAGTAATCTTTACTTTTCTCATTTTGCCAAACTACGGGAAGCCAGTTAGCAGGCTTCCATTCACCTGCAGGAACTGACGCATTCATTTGAACAACATTGTTTGGAGTAATGTTATCCATTAAATCTGTGCGAGCTTTAAATTGACTCTGAAAACGACTAATAGCCATGTTTATTCTCCTATAGAGTATATTAAATTAAAATTTGTTAGGATTGAAACCGCGAGGTAAGTATTGAGCTTTGCTTTCAAGATAAAGCATCGCAGCATATTCGCCTTCACTATTTTTTAGTTCTTTAAATTTGTCTACAATTTTTTGTTCGAAAACTGGCAATTTACTTTCTTTCTTTTGTGAAATATTTTCATCTTGAATATGTTCTGAAGGGCTTTCTACTTTATTATCTAATAAAGCCTGATTGTTATCAATTACTTCATCAGCAATTTCTTTTTCAACTTCTTCTGTTACTTTTTCAGTATTTTTTGCTAAAATAGATTCTAATACAGTTTTGAATTTGTCTTCTAGATCTTCATATTGCTTTTGAATTACATTGAATTTAGCTTCAAGCTCTAAATAGTCATTAGACTTTTCACAACCTAAAACTTTGCTTCTTGCTTCAATATGAGAATCGATAGTAACTTTTACTTCGTCAGAAATTTTATAATTAGCTACTAGCTCTTTTGCAGCTTCTACGTGCGCACAGTCTCCAATTGGAAACATTCTATTTGGTCCGCAGAATACTGAGTCCTCTAAAGCGTCTCTTGTTTCTTTAGAAAAAGCAACTTCATTTTTGCTTAAGATTCCTTCAAACGCAAGATCTAAAAGTTTCCACTCTTCTTCTAGAAGGTTATCTTCTACTGGCTCTGGTGGGATCGCTGGAGGAGCCTCTGTCTCCTCCTCTTCTCTTTCCACTGGAGCTTCTTTCTGATCTTCTGTTAAAATCTCTTTTGCGGAAGCTGCCATTTCTTCAAGTTTGGTTTTCAACTCTTCAGTTGTTTCTTTATCAGTCATTTTAAAATCCTTTTCTTTTGTAGAAAATTTATCTAATTCACAATTGTCTAAATCAAAATCTGCAATCATTTCAGATAAAGGCGTTAAAAACCGCTCTTTGTCTTTTTCGGAAATTCCATTGTATAAGCTGTCTCGATTAGACGCACTCACTTTAACAGCCCAATCGATTCCAGAAGTTCCTCCCCAGCCTAGCCAAGCTACGTAACCTCTGTCTTTCCATGGTTCAGATTTAAATTTAGGATCTACTGCAGCGTTTTTACGATGCCGGTTAAAAGCAGCCATCCTTCTTACAGTGGAAATCCCTATTTCAGATTTTGTAGCTAACTGTCTAGCTCTAGCCCACCCTACAGGGGTCATTCCTTTAACTTCAGAACCTTTTTCTTTTTTCCAATTCAGGACTTTTTGAGCATTCCCTTTTGCGCCAGCAGGAACTTTAAAAGTTTTTTCATCTGTAAGTTCTTCTACTAATTCAAGGATTTCGTTTTCAAATAATTCAAAATCTTTTTCAGATGACTCTTTTTTTATTGAACCAGAATAATTGATTTTTATAATCATCTTTTCTTCACCAGAAGATTGAGTTATGTAAGTCACACCTTTTTCATGAAGTTCTTTCATTGAAGATTCGCTTATTGTCATTTGATGATCATATTTTTCATCAACTATTTTTTTGGTTTCTTCTTGGACTTTTTCTTTTTCTTTTTCACTATCGCTTTGCTTGGTTGCTTGTAACTCATCAGTTTCTCCAAAATTATAAATAGAATCTGTTAAAATGAATTCGTCTAAATGGATATTTTTATCAATCGTTGATTCTTTTGAATCAATCGAATCCATCATTTCCATATGGACTAGTTGAGACAAATCATCTGCAGGTGTATTCACTACAGAACCTTCCATAACTAAAAAATCACCAGTTATGAATACACAGATTTCTCCATCATATGTTTTGCCATGTCGATGCTCACACATTCCGTCTTGAGCCCAGTCTGTATTACAGATAGAGCAAACGTGTCGATCTGTTGTGCTGCCTGCTGAGAAAGTAAGATATCTACCATCCATAAATTTTTTGATAGCTTCTTCATCAGTAATATTAGCTTGAACTCTCATGCGTCCAAGCCCCGGCCATTGACGATTATTAATTAAATCGAAAGATTTTAAAGTTTTATAAATCTTTTCTGGATCGTCTTCTAGGAAAGCATTATTTATATCTAGCGCAGCTTGCGACGATTGTAAGAAATCTCTAGCCTCATCATAAAGGTTTTGCCACTCTCCTCCAATAAACCTTCCTATTGGTTCTCCCCCTTGATCATGATTTTTTAATATAGGCTTTGGGTATGGTTCTGTTAAAGATTCTATCCCACGCTTTTGTCCTGCTGTAGAATATATTCTATTGTTTATTCTACGTCCAGAATGGCTTAAATCATAGGTGATAACTAAACCCTTGCCACCGCTATAACTTCTTTCAAGCATATTATCAATCAGTTTGATTTTGTCAATCTTGTCTAATGACAAGATTTTCCTGTCTGGATTGATTTGAACATAATCATTGTATTTGATAAATTTTGACATGTTTTCCCTGCTTTTATAAATTAATAATAATTATTAGTTAATCAACATCTATTTTTCAAGCGATTCTAATATTTTTAAAATATTTTCTTCGCTTTTTATTTTTTCAAAAATA